AAATAGTCCGAATACCCCCCTAGGCCTTGCGGTCCTTGCGTGCTTGTTCTACGCTTTCCTTACCGGACTTGCTGTTGTGGCATCTAGCGCACATTGGTTGCAGGTTGTTCCAGTCCAATTTAGCGCCACCAAGTCTAATAGGTTTGATATGATCAACCACTGTAGCCTCTTTACTACATTCTATACAAATTGGATGCCACTGAAGGAACATCTTCCTTAGGTCACGCCACTGTTTGCTGCGGTAAAACTTTGCACGTTCTTTCCTGTCTTCTAGTTTCTTTTTGTTGCTGCTTGGTTTAATCCAAGGGCGCTTACTGCTGTTCGGTCTACTTGGCATCTATTGCATTAGGTTTAATTGGGTACATGCTATATTTAGTTGCTGTAGCGTATTCCGATGGGACTGGTATGCGGTCTGTAAATCCAAAGTGCAAATAGAAATGGTCAAGCATTGTACGGTCATTGATCAAATAAGGATCGCCTTCTTTAGGCATTCCTTCTTTCTTTTTGCTTTCTCTATAGGCTTTCTCACACGCTCTACAGTGTGCTTTAACACCGTATTTACCGTGACCCATAGCATAGTATTCGCTAAGGTCTTTAGTCTCTTTACACTTATTGCAGCGCTTCGTTTGGCTCATGGTACACTTTCTTTTCCACGTTGGTTCGTCTGTATTTCTGTATATATAATGCATTGCCATCCTCGTCGTACTTAAACCGTAAGGCATGACCAATCATTCGGCTATCGTTTACTTCTTTAATTATCGGCACCATTTCTTGTCTGCGTATATCATGCTTTTGCATTAAGTGCATGTCTACAATAATTTGTGCTATTTTATTCCTGATGTCCATCAAAGTTGTATTTATAATTGTCCATTTCTGCTTTAAGCTTTAGCATTTCAAAGGCTCTAAAGCCTAGTATATGACTGTCTGTAGGGATAAAGTATTTCCATCCTGGACGCATTCCTTTAATATAATAAAAGAACATTAATACCTTTTTGCCTTTAGAACGCTTATAGATCACCGTAGCGCAGCTATCACTCATAGCATAAACATTCTCTATAGTATAAGTCTCTTTGTGCACGTTACGCTGCCTATTTGGATCGCTATACATTTCTGCAATACGTTCAGCTTCCTTCTGTAGTGCTATGGCTAATTCTTTTGTCATATGATTGTTTCTTCTGGTGGTTCAAGTGCTACATATTTTGGGCGTTTGCCGTTCCAATAGATAATGTGTTCGTCTTCCATTTCGCTTAGAACTTTCTCTGCATCTTTCTTTTTGCAATCTTCTGTGTCACGTATAAATACAGCAGCATCGCCTTTGCTTTTTCCTTCTATCTTTTTGCTAATTCGTTTCTTGTCTTCTACTGTCCACACACGTGTTCTATTGTAGAATTCGTCTTCTTCTATTTCGTTAAACTCTACATGATCAGCAGCGTTCACTGTCATTTCCATTGCTGGTGGTTCTAAGTTACGTGTGTACTCTGGATTGATTTCTGTAATCTCTTTGTTTCGGTCAGACTTTTTAGCGGACAATGTGGTCTCCGCTTTCTGCACCAGGTAAGCACCTAAGTGGCCTTTAGCGTTACGATCATTTTTGTTTTCGTGTAGCACAATAGTAATATGGCAGTTATAGTCTGCTGTCCATTTTAATAGCTTACTGGCTATTAGCGTTGCTTCCTCTTCGTCGTTAACACCTTTAGAGGCAAGATCCGCAATACCATCAATAACCATATAGCCAATATTTTCTATGGTTTGGAAGATTAGATCTACAAACTGCATACGTTCTCTGTTTGTATCTAAAGCACGAAACTTAAAGAATTCCAGTTGATCATAATTTGTCTCAGGATCCAAACCAGCCATTGACTGAATGCGACGCTTAACCTTAGCAGCATGGTAATCACCCTGCTCTGTATCGATATAGACGCATTTACGGCCATTTAATTGCCCACGAAACGTATTGCTTACTATTTGTGGTGATATTGCAGCAGCAGCCAAGCAAGATATAAAATAGGACTTTCTGGACTTAGCTTTACCTTGCACTAAGGAAAAGTTACCGTAGGAGCCAAACACATACGTTTTGTGACTCATTAAAACTTCAATACAAACAGGAGGAGCAACTACTGGAATGGTAGAATCAACACGCATTCGTTTAAGCTTTTCCAGCATCTCATCAACCTGCTCCTCCGTCTGTTCTTCAATGTTAAATTCTACCGGGTGCAGTTCGTATTTCTTACCGTAGCCTTTTTCTCTTATTTCTTTTATTGCAGCAGGAAAATCCCCACCATGGTTTAGTATGGTGTAGCACTGGAAACCATCGTATGGTGTTTCTGCTTCGAATTCAGTGCTGGTTGTCCAAGGCCAGAATAGTTGGCTATCTTTAAATATTACGCCACTGGTTTTGTTGTCTGTATTTCCGGGCCTTAACAAATAAACGTATTTGCTATTCTCACCTACTGGTGTCCAACCGTGTTGCATTAAAATATCTAAGGCGGTATGGCTTTCTCTAAATTCTCCCCATGGTGTATTATTATCTGTTTCTATATCACCAATCCTTTTAGATTCTTTAGCAACCTCAACGGCCATTTCGTCCATTGTTTTTGCTACCCTAAAAAGAATGTCGCGTTCTTCTGGTGTTATTCTTTGTACGTTGGTAATTTTACCCTCTATCTTATAGCCTTGACTTGGGTAGGTAACTATTTGTCCACCACGACCACGTGTCTCGAAGGTAACCTCACCTTTAACATTTCTAGCAAGCTTTTGGTTGCCTGCAATCTCATCGCATTTAAAGATCCAATGATAGCCATTACTACGTGTATGCTGTACGATCATTTTTTCTTTTAGCCCTGGACATTCTTCTTCCAGTCTAAGGCAAAAGTCTGTGTACTCTAATCCGGTAAAGTGCTTAGCATCTATGTCTAGACATTGTATACCGTCAAAGCCCATCACCAACCCAATGCTGCTTGTGTTTACAAAAAGCTGTTCGGCTTCTTTTAATCCCATTGGCTCATCAGAATATTGCTGCCAGTTTTTTATGCTAGGCCTTTTCTGTCCATCGATCAGCGGGATTGGCGAGAATCCATGGGCGATGTATTTTTTAGCTATGCTTAGTGTTGTCATTTAATTAGTTTCCAGTTGTTGTGTTTGTGTTGCAGCCTTACCGGGTCAAGAGTAATAGATCTATGCCCTTTTAATTCCCCTTTTGCATAGATGTACCATGACCTGTAAATTCTGTCGTGCAGTATGATATAATCTATCTTCGAGTACCGATCCCAGTTTCCCTTAATTACTGGCTTTCGGTGCTCTACGAACTCGGTACCTTTTACCTGCACTGTTCTTATAATGTCATCTTTAAAAATGATCATATCAAAAGGGTTGTCGTGAGTAAAAGGAAAGCTAACAGCCCAACCAAGCTCAGTAAGTTTATGGGCACATTGCAGTTCGCTACTTGCTCCTAGTTGCGATGGATTCATGTAGTTTGTTTAGGTAGTCTTCGTAGGTCTTTACAATAAAGTAAAAACCTCCTGCGGCTTCAATTTCTAGTTGTACGGTTCTTTGGTCTGCGCTTTGTCTGTCTCTTCCAAACTTTACCTCCAGACCATAAAAGACTCCGTCCAGCACACCAATAATATCAGGCACACCTTTTCTTACACTACCCTTTCTGTACGCTTTTCTTTTAGCATCATATACTGCACCATTATTAATACGGTAAGCAGCACCGCCACGTACGTTTACAAAATCCCAAACCACACTCTTAGTAAGCTCATTAGCGGAAGAGTCCTTAAAGCTAGGTTTTACTATTGCATATTTAGGTAAGCTTGTACGCTCTTCCTTCCAACGCATTGCAAATTTGTTTAGCTCCTTTAGGTTTGTCGGTAGTTCATTAATGTGCTCACTCATTGATTGTTTCAAGTATTTGTTGTTCGTATTTCTGTAGCTTCTCGTAGAACTTAATATGCTTTTCAAGCGCTTGATCAAGCTCCTCCAGTATTTCGTTTCTATAGATCCTTTTAATAAATAGATTAGCTTTTTCTAGTCTTGGATCGTAAGAAACAAAGTCTAACCAGTCTAGAGTTTCACAAACTAAGAAATATTGGAACACCTGGTACTTATATTCATTAGGAATTTTGTTCTGCCGAATATACTCAATATGCTTTCTGGTGCTTGGGCATTTAATTTCTACACCACCAACATATCTATTTTTGTGCAACACCAAAGCATCTGGACTTACTGCCATAAATGGAATTGTATCGTGCACACAAAAGCCAATTTCCCTAGCATCATTGCCGGTCTTTTCTATGTATTTGTTTAGAGCTTCAGGCTCAAATAGCACACCGTGCTCCATAGCTTTACTTTGGAAAGTCTCTTCCATTTTTCCGCTAATACGTTCTGCTATTAGCTCATCCATAAAGCTAAGGTTGGTGCTGCTAAACACCTTCTTAGCTCTTGATCCTGTGATAACCCCCAATCTGGATTGGAACCATTCTGGGGATCGCTGTTGTAGGTCTAATATTTTCATTTGTCTTTTTCTATTCCGTTGTCCTTTAGATCACGTTGGCACAGTTCCAAAATGGTTGGTGCAATAGTGGATAGGTGTCTTGGTGTAATACCTAGTCTTTGTTGTTTGTTAGTGTATACCTTTTTAAGCCTTGCCATTGCAATTCGCATAAATTGCTTCATTCTTTTATCACTCATCTTTCACAAAGGTTCCGTTGATCATTTTTCCCTTACGCTTACTAATCACGTTGTAAGCACCCATAATGCAATCTTCAATGTCAGTGCCAACCATGTGACTAATACTTGTAAGCACCACCACACAATCGCCAATGGCATCTTCAATTTCTGCACGATCCTCGTTAAGCACCGCCTTACATAATTCGCCTGCCTCTTCGATAAGTTTAAGGCTTTGTGTTTTAATGTCACCTTTCTTATAGATGCCTTTCTCTTTTGCCCAATCACGTATTGGTTCAAATTCATTTACTAGTTTCATTTCTTTCCTTTTCTAGTTGTTTAAGTTTTGCTAGTAGCTCTAGCGCTTTCTTTCTGTCGTTTCCACTGATTTCAGCTGTGGTCATTGCACACGGATTACTAGTGGTTACTGCTTTGATTCTTTTGTCTGATGCCATACCTTTATAAATGCTTTCTTAGCAGCATCAATATTTTGCTGCTTGTCATTATTTAATCTCAATGGCTTCTTTTCCTGTGTTGTTACTGCTGTTGGTAGTTTGTCCTTATAGATTCTTCTTAATATTGATTTATTCATTTTGCTTGCTCTGTCAATCCTTCTAGCAATTCTTGCTAAAGGCATACTCATTAACGGCGATCTAGCTTCCTTAGTAAAAGCCATACTCATGCGATCAATACGAATGTTATGGTAGTATTGCAATTCCATAATATCGTACATAAAAGTGTCATTCTCCATTGCCCTTTTGTAGCCACCAAATAGCTCATCAGCACCATCACCTGTCAGCACCATACTATTTGTAGCCTCTTGGAATAAAATATAGTTAGGAATTAAGCTGCCATAATCAAGAGGATGCTCGTAGTGCCACATTGCTTTTTGCACATCCTCCTCGCTGTAAAGGTCTGGGATGAATTTAGCATTTAGATTGTACTCATCCATTACCTGTTCTACTACGTGGCTTTCGCCATTTTCTATAGTTAGAATCTCTGGCTCTAAATGTTTTAGGTGGTGCAATACTATATTTGAATCTAATCCACCGCTTAAAAGCAATGTAACGCCGTCTAAGCGATTTTCTAGCCTTTGCTTAATACTTCTATCGATTACCTGATAAAGATCGTTATACGGCTCTAAAACCCAGTACTGCTGATGCATAGCATAACTGGCCATGTTTTGGTATCTAAAGTCATATTCATAAAGCTGACCGGGAATAGCACGGTGCACATTATCGAATGGTGTTTTCATAGTGCTAAACTGCTTTGGGGAATAGTCCATGATCCAGTAAGTGTTTGGAAGCACAGCTTTAATCTCAGAAGCAATACCAACGCTACTATAGTACAACTGTTTTTTACCCAACCAATCTGTAAAAAAATAACAGTTGTCATCGCTAATTATAGCTATGGACCAAAAGCCATCCCACTTTACAGACTCCTTGTAAAATGCCTCTACTGATTTGCTTTTCTTTAATAGCCAAATTAGATAGTGCACATCGCTAGCAGGATTGCCTTTGTGCAGATCTTTGTAGTTAAATATCTCACCATTAAACACCAGCAAGTATCTTCCCACCTTAACAGGTTGTTGCACGCCAGTGTTGTTGCTGCTTAGCGGTAAAGAATGGAACAGTACTTGGTAGGGTCCAATAGTTTCTTCTACGGTGGTATAGCCACGATGCTCTATAGAGTTGCTTACACCTTCCTTTGTAATAGCGAATCCGCACATTTTCTTTTTCTCTTTTTAAGTTCGTATAAATCACTTTCAAAGCAGTGTAAGCTGCCAATCCACATACTCATAATACCTAAGCCATACCCTAGCCTATTTGCCACGTACTCAGCCAAACGCTGTGTCATGTATATATCATTGTGCAAATGTCTAATAGCGTCGCAGGAGCGAATTAAATAGGTTACATCCACTTTATTATCGTTGATCTTAAACCAATACCCGATTGTGCATGGTAACCTTCTTACTGGTTCTAAGCTTTGATCTTCCGGATGCCAAATAGAAAGGAAAGCCTGACGACTCGTAGGGCTGACTTTGAGTCGTTGGACAATGTCCTCTAGGCTTCCCATCGTAAATCTAATACCTTCTTTCTTTGGTGGCCAAAATCTTTCTTGATAAGTATGGCTAAACATTTCACCAGGTCTGTGCTTATCATCATCTTTGTAATATGGCCAGTAGGTAAACGTTCTACCTGGGTTAGTACCTTCCCCACCAATACGCTCATGAAAATGATCATCAGCCCATGGCCTATCTGCGTAAGACCAATCCAGATCTAAATGACACTGGAAAAACAAATTCTGCACTTCCACCATTTTATAGTCCGACTTTTGCGCCTGCCATTCTTTTACCAGCTTACTGTTTTTACTGGTTAATAGAATGCTATAAAGGTTTAACAAACTCTGCTTACTTGACAACATCACCGTCCTGAATTATTACCCCTTCAAGGTAGTTATCTAATCCACCAATATAAGCCACAGCATCAAGCAAGTTATCCTGCTTGTGGCACCAGCTTTCTCTAGCAAGCTTTAGCGCTATTTGCATGTTGTATAGATCAACAACAGTAATTTCTTTGTTGCTCATTACACTGGCTATTACTGCTGCACGACGATTGGTCTCGGACATTGGGCCATATTGTCTTTCCTTTTCTTCTGACCTTTCGTTTATAATTCGGTCTGCTTCCCTTAGTATATTCATTACTTAGAATTTTACCCATCTCATCCGTCTTTCGTATTTACGGACAAGAAGCGCGTTGTTGTTTAGTACTTTAATAATTTCTTGGTTCCATTCTGTGCGACTTGCTACGATCATAATGTTTAGGCTTTCCCATCTTAGATCCGAAACATAAGCACGAAGAAACTGCTTATGCTTAAACTTCCTTAATACCTTTTTCATCCTGTATCTTTTGATCAATTAGCATTTGCTTTAGCGCTGACTTGTATTTAAGCAGCTCAGCGTTTTGCTTTTTTAAACTATTTAGCTTTGCCTTTAGATCCGCAACACGCTGCTCTAATTCATAACGTAGCTGCTTTTCGTTTGCAAGGTTGTCTTTTACATCGCTAATGGTTTCATACTGTGTGTAGTTCTTTTCTACAATCCTGTTGGAGCAAAAGTCAAAGATATCACAGTAAGCACGGTACAACCTATAGCGCTTACTGCTATCAATGTTGTACTTCGTTTTGTGCTGCTTAACAGCATGGACCACAGAACTGTGATCCATACTGAAGCTGCCTGCAATTTCAGTGGTGGTAAACATTTTCCTAGTTGCAACCATAATTGCCATACGGGCATCAACGATTTCTCGCCTTCTGGTCTTTTCGAAAACATCTATTCCAAAAACATCTTTAACCGCTTTTGCAAGATCCTTTATCTCGTGAGGCACCACCATTAGAAAGGAAGATCATCATCCTGTTCCGGTGCAGACTGTGCTGGTGCTGGCGCAGGTGTAATACCTTCAAACAGTGCTGCATCATCTTCAGGGTTAGACTCAATGTCTACTAAGTTAAGCACCACACCCTTATTGATGTAACAGGTAAGCCCTTTCTTGCCTGCCATCTCGTAGGATTTAATAGTGGCCTTTACTCTCATCGTGCTACCATTGCCTATAAGGTCCGTAAACACATTCTTTTGCGAATCCCATATAGTAGGTAAGCTGACAGTTTTTAAACGCACTGTATGCTCCTCATATTTATAGGTGCCATCCTGACGTTTAATGTTTACATGATCAAGGATTTTCATTCCTGAAAGTAATTCCTTGCTTGCTGCATCAAGTGTAAGCTCTACGCTATACTTTCCGCTCATTTGATCTGGTCCTGCTTTCTCTGTTAAGCGTGCCCAGTTTGTTGTCCCAGTAAGTACCACTGAAACACCTTTTGCAAAATCATTTGCCATTGTCATTGTATTTAGTTTGCTGCAATTAATAAATAGAATGCTGCTGCAGCTTTACAGCATTAATATGGAAACCAAAGGTTGATCAAGTAATCTAAAAAGATCATTAGTGCAACGAAGGAATATGCTAGGACTGCTAGCACTGTCCAATAAAATAGCTCTTGGGTTTTAGTAATCTTTTTCATTCGTAAACGCTTGGAAATTTTTCTTTGTGGTATTTAGTAAATAGCTTTTCTGCTTCTGGACCTAACTGCCCAACCAATGTTAGTATTGCTGCTCTTTGGTTAGATCCACGTTGCCACTTTCTGTAGTCATCTGCATACTGGTAGAACCAATCGTGATTCTCTAATAGTTGTAATAGCTCTTTCATAATAGGTTGCCATTTACTTCCATTACCCAGAACTCAAAGTTCATCTCTTTAGCAAAACCTTTACAAATGTGTTCTGCGTTTTCGTAGCTACGGTATTTACCTAGTAGCTGGTTTTCGTTGCCTAGTTCGTCTATGTAACGAATTACATAAGTAGGCTTGTAGTTTTTCCCCGCCATTGTTGTTGTTGTTTATTTAAATAAGTCCATTACGTTTTTCTTAAAGCTGCCGCATACTCTTGTTTCGTCTTTCCAAACTCTACCGTCACGAGAGTGAATGTCTACAATAACGGTAAAGCTGCTTTGACGTGGCTTCTGAATTACTTCGATGCTTTTAATTTTTGGCTCCCAGTCTGCTGTAAGCTGTACGCTAACTGGTTCGTCTAATTCAATAACGCCATTGTTTAGAACGGTGTCGTTAAATCTGTACAAACGTTCTGCTGCTTCTTTTTGTGCTTGGATTGTGCTTTCTTTACGTGCTTCTGTTTTTAAGATAGCAGCTTGATCCCAAAGGCGGTTGCGCTCTGCCATTACCTTTGAAGTGTCGTTTTGGATGTTGCTTTCTATTTGATCCATAACCAATTCCATCTTAGTGGCAAACTTTGCCATTGCTAAGAAGTCTGCTGCTTTTGCACCAGAGCAAGAGCTCATAGATGTTTGCATGGTAAATCCTGGATTATCCCAATTCCAATCTTGCTGAACAAATAAAGTAAAGCTTGGTGAGTTTTCCGTCATACGTAATTCTAGTGTTTCACGTCCAACAGACATTTTAAATGGGTTAAGATCTGCAAAAGATGTTTCTGCAATTTGTAGTTGCTTAGTAATAAAGTTAGCTACAATTTGATTTGCTTCTGTTTCGATTAGTCTTGCTTTGTCGAATTTTTGTTGAGTTGTCATAACGTTTTGGTTTTTTGTTTTTAGTTACACTGTAAATATATAGGATCCATTTTAATTAACAACGATTAACACAGAACTTTTTTCCAGCACCATTTTTAATAGCAGATTTATGCATCCGTTGTTTTTGGCCTGCGTAGATATACGCAGACAAAAAAACAGATGTATTGCTATTATTTTTTTTTTCTTTCCATATATAGAGCAGAAAAAAAATAAAAAAGCCCCCAAATCACTGATTCGGAGGCTTCCACAACAACAACGGATTCAGGGAAAGAAACCGTGTTTTTACAACTAATTAACTCTTTAAAGCTCTGATAAATATAAGAACAAACATACCGGCAACTGCTATTTGCCAAGGTAACTTGCCTTTCCAGCCAGTGTTTTTACTAACATATACTAACTGATCTACAGGCACTTTCTTTACTATATTCACCGTGTCTGGCGGACACTCAACTTCCACCTTAATGGTATCGCTATACCGCAATACTTTAATTTTAACGCGCTCTTTTACAGTGGTGATTGTATCACGCTGCCTTAGCACCAAAGTGTCCGTAACGGCTATCTTTTGCGTTACCACCAGCGTGTCTATACTTACATCCTTTTGGTGTAGTATTTCCGGATCCTTGGCAATTGCACGCTTTAGGTGCCACTGCGCACCACAACTGGTTAGGCTTGCTGCTATGATTATGCCCCACAAGAATCGCATTCCTCTGGATTTTCAATATTGCATGTAGGCTGCTCCTGGTTTTCCAACTCAGCAACCCAATCATTAAAAGTATCTTCGTGCATTATTTTGACTTTGGATCTTTACTAAATAATAGCGCAAAAGCTACCCCAAGAAAGGCGCCAAACTCTGTAAGTGTTGCCTTGTCTATTATTACCAAGGCAATACCAGTTGCAAAGATCAAACCACCAGCAACAGTGGTTTTTTTGTTTTCTGTTATTCTATTAAACATCTATTTTCTTTTTAGTATATCGATCTCACGCTGCAGGTACTTGTTTTCTGTTTCTAACTCTGCAACCTTTTGTGTAAGGCCTAAGATCTTAGTCTGTGCGGACTCAAGTGCTGCAGACATTTCGTTTACCCTTTTAAGCAGATCTTCCCTAAACATTGTCTCTGGATTTTCTTCCCGCTGTTCTTGTCTAAGCTCCTTTGCAGCTTCCTTTCTGTTTTTAATTACAGACTCGTAAAATTTAAAGGCTGCACCACTACCCAGAATAGTAGCTACTGCTATTATAATTTCTTTGCTTTCCATTGTTTGGTAACTCTTACTTGGTTTATAATTGCTGCGATTGCAATAATGCCCCATCCAAACCTAGAAGGCGCTTCCATCATCTTGCCAGTCATTATATACTGCTCGACAGTTAGGAAAGCCACAATGGTTGCAATTACAGTGCTATAGTATCTGCATTTTAGGTCACGCATACCTACTGAATAAAACTGGAATAATCCACCAGCAATTGCTGTAAAGATAATGTGCCACTTAAATCCAATCTCTGCCCATACAGCAAGCGGTAGCAAAAAGGTGTGTAGCACCGCTATAAGTAGCTCTAGAAACTCGCTATCCGCAAAACCAATAATGGTACTAAGATTCTTTTTTATAAGCTTTAAATCGATCATAATTCAGTTTGGACATTAAATGATGGACAAGCCTTACTGCTGAATTCATTATGACCGTGTACGGTTGCATTTGCAAAGTTTTCTGTTAGATCATAAAGTAAAGAATGTAGTGCTGCCTTCTGCTCGTCCGTTCTTGTGTCTTTAGGATGCATATCTTCGTCCACACCACCAACATAACAAATGCCTATTGATCCTGTGTTATGCCCTTTACAGTGTGCACCAGTACGTTCTATTGGTCTGCCTTCACAAATGCTACCATCTAACTCTATTACATAATGGTAACCAATATCAGACCATCCACGCTTCAGGTGCCAAGCTCTTATCGTCTCGGTCTTCACGTCACGACCTTCTGGTGTGGCGGAGCAATGGATTATGATCTTATTAATTTTCCTTTTCATTACAACTGAGAGTCGGTGTTGTCCAAAATAAACTGGCGCGCTTCTTCAGCGGTGTAGACCGTGTAGGATGGTTCGGATTGTCCCGATCCAAGTGCGATGAGTGCCGACACTTCTGAATCTTTCCACGATGCGGTCAGTTCGTAAACGATGTACTCGACATCATCTTTCGTCACGCTAACCGGCGCACCGAAATCCGCTTTGTACTTTTCGCCGTACTCTGCCCACGTTGGATGCACCAACGTCGTGGTGTCTATTGCACCATCGTCGTCGTAGGTGTATTCGTTCCAATCGTATCGTGTGATAGTTGACGGCAATGCGTTGTCTTTATCTGATGCCGGTATTGAGATGTAACAATTTCCTCTCATTGTGTCTTTGTATTTATTATTTATAAATGTTTTTCCCC